AGTTACCACAAGAACAACAGGCATGTGATTTTATTATCAAAGGTCTTGTTCACGAAACATTTCATAAAAATTAAATAAAGGGGAGCAATCCCCTCGCTAGTTAAAACAAAGCCGCTTTGGAGAAATCTGAAGCGGCTTTTTTGTGCCTAGCACAACCTTCGCACTGGCAGCGATACGCCTGAATTTAAACAGAATATTTCGTAACCATACGATAAATGGTCGATGGAGAAAGAACGTGAGTGTAAATTTTGATGAAGTCTTAGCAAATGGTACAGAAGAAGAAATTGAAGCGGCAATCGCTGAAATGGAAATTGCTGGTGATGATCTCTTTAGCCCTGAAGATGCTAACGATGATTTGCCCGTACAAGTAGATGAAGTACCAGCACAGGAAAAAGCAGTTGAACCAGAAGTAATTGATGAAACACCTTCTACTGAAAATAACGTAGCTGAAGAGGTTGTAAAGCCTGTTGAAGCAGCACCGGAATCGTTACCGGCTGAAGAAGAGAAACCATCAAACGTTATTGAGCAAGACGGCAAGATTTTTGTTGAAGTCTCGAAAGATAACGCAGAGCTAGATTCTAAAAACGGTAAGCACAAGTTACCTTTCGCCTTAATGGAAGGTGTTCGCAGTGAAAACTCAACACTCAAAGGCCAACTTGAAGAGCAGCAACGTATTAACGCTGAACTGAAAACAGGCTTTGACGAAAGTAAACGTGTAGCCGAACTTCACTCTAAGCAATTAAGTGATGCAGGTTTAGATCCGAAACTACTTCCTGAACAAATGCTAAAAGACCCTGAGCTCATGGCTCAAATCAAAGAAGATTACCCACAAATCGGTGAACTGGTCAGCGCTTTAGCGAGCAAGTTAGAGCAAGCAGCACCAGAGCAGCAAGCACCAGTGGAAACACCGGTAGAAGCTAGTCAAGACCCTGCTCAAGAAGCATTCGCCCAAACAAGCCATTTAAAAGAATGGATGAAAGGTGATGCAGATCGTTGGGAAATGGCAAAACTGATTGATGGTCAACTCGCTAACAACCCATCGTTTGAAAATAAAACTCCCTCGGAGCGATTTTTAGAAATTGAAAAGCGCGTAATGAATGCGTTTGGTGATGAATTACCGGCTACTCCTGTACAACAACCAACAGTAGAGCCCGTAACACCAATTCAAACTAAAACTCCTGCTCCTATCCCAAATACCCCGACAGATCTCGGACATCAAGGCAACGATTTAAGCCCTAATGCAAACCTACTAGAACAAGATGCAGGAACAATGGCCGCATCCATGGAAGGTATGACAGAAGCTGCAATCGAAGAATTGTTAGAAGGTGCGTCGAATTTTCTTTAGGAAAACAAAATGACCACAATTACTAAAGCACAAGCTGCCAAAGCGTTTGGCGTAGGACTATTTTTACACACTCGACGTCAAAATACGTTTGTGAACATGATGACAGGCGCAGTACCTAAGTCTGCATCGAAAGATAAAAACAAAGGCAAAAACCAAACCGAAAAAGGTGCACCAATCGTTATGATCAACGATTTAGCATCTGTTGCCGGTGACAATGTTGAAATGGATTTATTCCACAACTTGAACGGCAAGCCGACAATGGGCGATAAAAAACTTGAAGGTCGAGGTGAAGATTTATCTAAAACCACTTTTGAGCTTTCTATCGACCAAGGCCGTAAGAGTGTTGACAGTGGCGGTAAGATGTCACAAAAACGTACTAAGCATAATTTATTAAGTACTGCGAAAGTATTGCTTGGTAATTACTACAATGATTTAGCTGATGAATTAGCTATGTATCACTTAGCTGGTGCGCGTGGCTCACTTACTGGTGATGACATTATCGTTCCATTGGAAGATGATGAAGATTTCGCGGAAATTTTAGTAAACCCTGTTATGGCTCCTACGTATGACCGTCATATTTTCGGTGGTGATGCGACAAGTTTCCAAACAATTGATTCAGCTGACATCATGACGTTAGATAAGCTAGATGATTTAGCGCTTATCTTAGAAGAGCAAGCGAACCCAATCAAACACATCTCGTTTGAAGCGGATCAGATGGCGAATGAATCACCATTTTACTTGTTGTTTGTAACGCCTCGTCAATGGAAAGATTTGTATGCTTCGGCAACAGATAAGAAGTTGCAAGAATTACAATCTCGCGCCATGAAGCGTGGCACTGGTTTTAATCACCCTGTATTTAAAGGTGATGTAATCATGTGGCGTAACATCTTAGTACGTCAATATCGTAAGCCTGTACGCTTTTATGCCGGTGATACGGTAACGGTATCGCAAAACAATAACCAGGCGTCAACTACCCAAGTAACTGCTGGCACAAATATTGACCGTGCTATTTTACTTGGTGGTCAAGCAATGGCGAATGCTTACGGGGGGTCAAGCTCCGGTGCGCATTTCTCTATGGTTACTGAGAAAACCGATTTAGGCAATGGCCGCGAAACAGCAATCATTTGGATGAATGGTTGTAAGAAAGTGCGCTTTAAGTCTAAGTCTGGTCGCATGAACGATTACGGCACAATGGTACTTGATACCGCTGTAACGCTTTAATCCCTTAACTTAATACAAACATTCAAGAAAAGACTGTCTTTGGACTGTCTTTTTTTATGTCTTACTCGGAGTAAAACCCATGAAAGAAACATTTTATAAAGGCGCAATGGGCAATTTGTCGCTATTAAGCATTACCGTTTCACTTACTGCGTTGGTTGGTGGTGGTTCAAAAGTCTTACAAGAAAAATTACCTATTGGTACGCAGATCGTTGGTATTCGTCATATCACTGCCAATTTAGGTGCATCAACAGCGATTAAAGTTGAGTTGATTGATCCTGCTGATGTGAAAACTGAATTACTAACCGTTGCCACTACTGCGGCAGATATTGGTAATAAGCCAATTAAGCCAGTCTATATCGGTGAAGAAGGTGCAAGTGATTTAGTGTTGACTAATACCGGTGGCAGTGCTGCAACGGGTGAAGTCACTATCCAGCTTGAATATCGATTTAAAGGTTACTAATCGGTAAATCATTTAGCTCTAAGGCCCGTTCAATTGTTCGGGCCTTTTTTATTGGAGACATAAAATGTCAAAAGTTAGCATTGTTTATATTGGTGAAAAAGCCAAAAAGAAAGATACCGTTACGGGTTCACGCCTTGTTTTTTCTCGTCACAAGCCTATTGATGTTGAAAGTGACATTGCCGAGCGGTTACTTGATTACCCTGATGTTTGGGTGCCTGAAGAAAACCTTAAAGGTGTGATTGCTCGTCAAGAATCGATACAAAAAGCGAAAGCTGAAGAGCTTCAAAAACAAAAAGAAGCGCAAGCCTCTGCTGATATTGAGCAAAACATGATGGTTATCGTTGATGAAGAATTGCTTGATATTGGCAAATACAGCTCAAAGCAATTAGATACATTAGTTGAAGCTGAAGATTTAACGATTACTGAAAAGAAAAAGCCTGTACCACCATACCGCACTGCTATTCGTGATGCTTTACGTGAAAAAAATGGTGTTCCTGAGTTAGAAGAGCAGGAGTAGGTTAAATGGCACAGTTAATTGAGTTACTTCCTTTGTTGCGAGAAAAGTGCTCCGGCATGCTTGAGCAACAATCAATAGATCAACTAAAAAAAGCTTATCGTAATTTCTGTCTTGAGTCTGGTTATGTACAAGAAACTGAAGCGGTAAAGCGCGCCCTTGATGGCAGCGTTGAGTTATCGCCTATGTACGACCACTTTATCCATGAAATACATGGAGTGGATGATTTAAACGGTAAGGAATTAACTAAAGGCGTTGATTATAAGGTTAACTCTCGAAATGAGATAACCCTAATTGAAGGCTTTAATGATGTCGAAGTAACTTATTCAATTGTGCCAGTTTTACCCATGGATGATGGTATGGAGGTCAACGATGAATTGTTGCGTCGATGGCCTGACGAGATTGCTGCAGGCGCAGCGGCTCTATTGCGTATTATGCCAAATCAAACGTGGACCGATGCAAGTTTAAGCCAGTTTTACCAGAAAGATTTCATCAAAGGACATCGAGAAGCTTATCGCATTCGTGTTGCTGCTAATGATGAACGTCAATTTCAACCGCAATCTAAAAGAGTTTTTTACTAATGCCATTAATTACCTCAAACGAAATAATCACCCAAGTAAATAGCCTTTTAAATGACCCAGGCTTTATTCGTTGGCCTAAGCCTGAATTGCTTGGTTATTTTAATTCAGCGCAAAAAGCGATTGTTTTACGCAGACCTGATGCTTATACCGTAGATATTGATGATTTTGATTGTGTTGCTGGTACTAAACAAATATTACCAAGTGATGCTTTACGCTTGATTGATATAACGCGAAATTTTGCTTCAGGTATCGCTATTCGAGGACCATATGACAGGTCGACACTCGATAATAATTATCCTGATTGGTTTGGTGGTAATTCAGCGGCTAGTGCTCAGTTGTTTATTTACGACGAGCGTAACCCTAAAACATTTTATCTTTATCCTGGTGTAGTGGTTAACACCAAATTGACGGTGGTTATCTCAACGGCTCCACCTGTGATGACTTTAGCAAAAAACGATACTGATGAAGTTATCGCGCTTGATGATATTTATGAAAATGCGATTAGCGAGTTCATTATGTATCGATGTTATTCAAAAGATGCTGAATATGCTTCTAACCCTAATAAAGCCTTGTTGCATTTGAATTCATTTAAAACACAGCTTGGCGAAAAGTCACAAGCTGATAGTGCAATGGCTGGCCAAGAGATTAAGGAGTAAACCATGGGCGCAAGTTCAGGAGCATTATATCGAGTAGGTAGCGTTAACGTTACAAATGGCAATAAAAATATCGTCGGTGTTGGTAGCAGTTGGTTATCGGCATTAATTGCGATTGCTACGGGTGACTTGTTCACCTTAGATATGAAAACTTGGTATGAAGTCGTTAGTGTCGACACTGATACGGGGATCGTTTTAGATAGAAATTTTGAAGGTGGAACGGCTGACGGTGTTAAATACGCTATCGTTCGCAATACTTCTGGCACCGTTTTAACACGCATTGCAGGGCAAATAGCGGTTCAATTCAATCAAAAGCAATTGTTATTAGATGAAATGCGCACTTGGTTAAACTCTTCTAATGCTACTGAAAATGTAACTGATAGCCATGGCAACAGTCATTCTGTTACTACCCCGAAAAAAATGGAAGCAGAGCATGCTAATAGGATCGCTCAAGTTGATTCTTTAGTTGGCAGTGTACAAGGTCGCTCGAAAGCTGAGTTTTTCGCACTGGCAGAAGCGAATAAAAATGGTCCTGCGCCTTTTAGTGGCTTTTTGCACTATGGGCAAGATTCTAGCGGTTTTTCTAGCGGTCGCGTTGATGTAAATCGTGGTATGACTTGTGCTGATACTGTATCGACAGCATGGGCAAACGCTATTTCATTAGGGTACACAGGCAATGCTGATACGCACAATACAGATCCGGTGATTAATGCTAAC